ACGAGCACGACGGGCGCGAGCGTGGGCTCGTCCCAGTTCCGGCCGGTCGGAGGTGTGGCGGTACGGCGCTTGGTCGCAGGAGGCACGGACACAGCCTTTCATTCGGCGGGTGTTCTAGCAGGTGAGACCGCATTTCCGGCCTCGCTCTAGAGCCCCCTCGTGCGATAGGCGTGCAAGATGTCCAGCCTGCACAGCTAGCGAAGGGGTCGCCCCCGCGACGGTTGCAGCCGTCCGGGGGCGTGGACAAGGACCCAAGGAGTCCCCGCCATGACCCACGCTACCCCGCACCCCCTCCAGCCCGGCGACCGCGTCCGGATCGCCGAGCACCTCCGGCCCCACTTCTTCGGTGCGACCCACGGCACCGTCGACCGGCTCCCCGTCGGGACCCGCTACCAGGACGCGCTCGTCGACATCGGCCACGGCGTGTACTGGTTCGCCGCGACGGACCTGACCTTCGACCCGCTACCCGACCTGCCGCAGCGGATCCGCGGCGCGACGCTCACACCCTCGTACGTGGACGCCGAGGCGGAGCCGAGCACGGTGGACGAGTACACCTGCCCCGAGCCGGGCTGCGACTTCCACATCGCAGCGGACGGCCCGGTCGACATCGACGAGCCCGACCCCTTCCAGGAGGAGGTCGACGAGCACCGCCGCAGCCACGAGTCGGACCCGCGCGACGCCGAGCGCGGCACCGTCGGGGAGGTGTCGGTGACTCAGCTCTGGATCGCAGCCGGACCCCACCTGAAGCTGTTCGACGCCCTCGACATCAACGCGGACCGCCGGGCGTTCGCGGCCGCGATGCGTGCGGTCGCCGACGTGATCGACCCCGGTCAGTGAACGCAGCGCGGCGGATCCGTAACGGCCAGGTCGCACGTGATGCGGCTGGGCGGTTACGGGTACGGCACGAGTGCGTCCGGTGCGGCGAGGCGTTCTATCCGTCACGGGCCGACGCCAAGGTCTGCTCGAATGCGTGCCGCCAGGCGGCATACCGGGAGCGGCGAAAAGGCGAAGCGTAACGGTTTGTCTACATTCCTTGCAGTGTGACCGACGTAACACTGGCGCACGGGTGTAGTCCCAGTCGGGCCGCATTATGGCGCACAGGGAGCGCAAATCTACCTCTGAGCGCATGCCAGGTGTGATGGCGTCACACGTGAAAAGTCTCGCCTGCGGGTTCGCGTGGCGAACCAGTGGGCACCGGATCGCGCGGATGTCAGGGATTCGTGGTTGCATCCTCGTATCAGGCCGAACCCGGCCAGTACAGAGCACCACATACAGCACGACGGCGGCCCCCTAATCCCGCCAAGAATCCAGGGGCCGCCGTCTCCGAACCCCCCGCAGGATGCGCCATCGGCGTGCCTGATTCAGGAGACTCCCGATGAACCTACCCCAGCCCCAGTCCCTGGACCACATGGACCGGTCTCGACTTATCCCCGAGACGCCGGCCGCGCACTACCTCGGCACCTCGCCACGCACGCTGCGCCGCTGGGTGGCCGAGGGCAAGATCAAGGCCTACCGCGCGCCGTCGGGCCGCCTGAGGTTCCGACTGTCGGAGCTCGACGAGGCATGCACCCCCGTGCCGAACGGGGCGAAGTGATGAGGGCTCCCTCGCTCGGCGTCGACGGGGCGATCGTCTGGACCTGCGGCACCTGCTTCCGGCCCGTCGCCGACGCCACCGGCTACGTAGGCATCTGGCCGGGGAACATTCAGACCCCGGACCTCTGGGCCGATGGCTGGCAGGTCGAACACTACGAGCACACCGGAAGTGGCGACGTGCTCAACCTCGACCTCGGCGGCCGGGTCAGCGAGTACCAGATCGAGGTCGAGCGCATCCGGACCCCGCTCCAGATGCTCGCATGGACCGCGCATCTGGCCGAAAAGCGCTGGGTCAGCGACACCAACTGGGCTCACCTAGTCCGGTCTGTCGCCGGGGGTGTCTCATGAGCGCCCCGGCAGAGCACCTCGACGGGTTCGACGCGGGCCGCCTCCAGGGCTGGAGTGAGGGCCGCCTGGCTGGCTACCGCCTCGGCTATGGCGAGGGCCTCACCGCCGGGCGCCGCGAGGGCTGGCTGGCCGCGGGGGAGGACGAGCGGCAGCGGTTCGCCATCGTCCCCAAGGTCGGCCCGTCGCACGCCGCGCTGCAGCGCCGACGGGCCGCGTACCCGCCCGCCAAGCCGGTCAAGAGCCGCGAGGAATGCCTGGCTTCATGGTGAGTGACTACTTCGCAGCCGACACGTACGACGAACCGGCCGACATCTACGCGCGCGACCAGACCACTTGGGCAGCACTCCCCCTCGGGGCGTACCTCGACGGCGACCTGGAAGACCCGGAACCTACGGTAGGCATCCTGCCCAACGGCACCGGCCTCCTGTACGCCGAATCCGTCAACGGCATCGCCGGCGAACCGTCCGGCGGCAAGTCGTGGACGAGCATGCTCATCATGGCGCAGGAGATCGGCAACGGTCGCCCCGTCGTGTACGTCGACCTGGAGGACACGCCGCGGCGCATCATCCACCGTCTCCTCACAGTCGGCGCCACCCGGGCACAGATCCGCGACCACCTCATGTACGTGCGCCCGTCCGAAGCGCTCGACCTCGAGGGCCGCGGCGCCATCGACCAGCTCGTCCAGCAGCACCAGCCCCGCCTGTTCGTCGTCGACTCGACCGGCGAAGCCCTCGCGCTGCAGGGCACGAAGCCGAACGCAGACGAAGAGGTGGCGCACTGGTTCCGGCTCCTGCCTCACCACGTCGCCGCACAGGGACCGGCCGTCCTCCTCAACGACCACGTCACGAAGGCGTCAGACGGCGGAAGGTGGCCCATCGGTTCGCAACGCAAGCTCGCAGCCATCACGGGCGCGCAGTACACGCAGAACAGTGTCGAACCGTTCAGCCGTGACACGTCCGGACACTCGTCGCTCATGGTGTCGAAGGACCGTCACGGGTTCCGAGCAGTCGGTAGCTGTGCGGGGCACCTCGACGTGTCAGTCGATGACACCGGGTCGACATTCCGGCTCCTCGACGCCAACGACCGCGCCTCGGCCGCGTCCAACCCCACAGGCAAGACCGCAAGCCCTCGCGAACGGGTCCTGGCCGTCCTCGCCGCGTCCAGCGTCGCGATGACCGTCAAGGAGATCGCCGCGGCGACTTCTACTGCCCGCTCCAGCATCAGTTCAGCACTCAACGAGCTCCTGCGGGAAGGGCTCGTGAAGGAGCATCCCGGCAACCCGAAACTCTGGTCTCTGCCGTGACTCGGACCGACTGTCTGTCGTCGTGGGACTACGTCCCCCGCGACAGACAGACAGTCCGACACCGATAGCGATTGTCGCCCGACAGACAGCCCGACAGACAGTCCGACAGTCCACCGAACACAGCCCAGGGAGAACACCATGAACCCCAGCCCCGAGAGCCTCGCCAAGGCCCACCGCCTGGTCGACGACATGTGCCTGCTGCTCACCGGCAAGCCGACGCTGGAGATGCTCGACGACACCGAACGCCGCGCGGTCATGGACGGCCTCACGGAGATGTACGCACAGATGCAGTCCGAGAACCGTCGGATCGACGCGATGCTCGCCGCCGTCGCTGTGTGCCGCCACACCCACGGCTGCGGAATCCAGGTCGAGCACTACCCGAACGGCCGGCCGAACCTCGACACCGCCTGGCCCCTGCACTTCTGCAACCGCAGCACGCGCCACCTGAGGAGCATCTGAGATGAGCACCACCGAACCGACCTTCGACTCCCTCATCGCCGACATGGAGCACGCCCTGCGCCTGCTCGAGCAGATGCTGCCCCCTACCGAGCTCGCGGCCCTGAACGCCGAGACCCCCGAGCAGCGCGCTGCCGCCATCGCCGAGACCGACCGGCGCCTGGGCCTCGTCGAGGAGGTGGCCCGATGAGCGACACCGCCTACTTCGCGCTCGCCTGCATCGGTGCCCTCGTCGTCGGCGCCCTCGCCACCCTGGGCCTCGGCCTGATCTTGGGCCAGGGCCTGCGCGCCATCACCCAGTGGGCAGCCGACCGCAAGGCCGAGCGACTGGCCCAGAAGTGACCCCGGCCCAGGAAGAGCCGGCCTGGAAGTTCTGGCTCGCAGTCGTGGTCCTGGTGCTCGCCATCGTCGGCGGCATCGTGGCAGGGGTCATGCCGCAGGACACCCCCATGCCCTGCCTGGGCACCACCAGCGGGCAGACCCTGTGCCCCCCGGACTCCCCCCGGCACCCCCAGGCATGACCACCCCCCGGAAGAAGTGGGCAGGACGCCCGGTGACCACCGCACGTGGCCGCTGGGCGTCCCGCCTGCCGCTGCCGTGCTGGCAGTGCAGCAAGCCCGTGACTGCAGAGCAGCGCTGGGTCGTCGAGCACGTCACCCCCCGATCCCAGGGCGGGAGCACCACGGGTGTGCACAACCAGTGGGTCTCGCACCGCACGTGCAGCGACGCGAGTGGTGGTCGGCTCGCGCAGGCGAACAAGCGAGCTCGACGCGGCGAGGCGCGACGCGAGTTTCGCGACTGGACGCGATGATCGTGATGTCTTTTGATGTTGGTTGATAGCCCTCGGTTCCCGTCCACTCCCTTTGTGCGTGTAGTTCGCGCGTCGTCCGCAGGAGGTCACCATGGCAGCAGTCATGACGGTCGCTGAGCCCCGGTTCATGTCGCCCGTTCCCGAGGCCGTCGACGTCGAGGACACGCTGACCGGGATGCGCATGCTCGGCTTCGGCGCGGACCATGAGGGCGGCCTGTTCCCGCAGTCGATGAACGTCGGGCGGCTGCTCGGCGCGCGGGACGACGAGGGCGGCGCGCTCTACAAGCTCTGTGTGATCGAGATCGGCCGGCGCGCCACCAAGTCCACGTCGATCATGGCGACGTTCATCGGCCGGGCCATGCGGCGCCCGGGCTACAAGTGCGTGGTCACGGCGCAGTCCGGCACGATCGCGTCGTCGATCATCCTCGAGCACGGCGAGCTGCTGGAGAACAACGGGTACGCGGGCTACAAGCGCCGGTCGTTCGGCGGCGAGGACGAGCCCGAGGGCGACGGCACGATGCGGCTGCTGCGCAACGGCGGCCGCGAGCGGATCGAGTTCCGCAACGGCTCGGTCATCTGGTGCGTGCCCCCGAGCGCGTCCGCCGTGCGCTCCAAGGCCGCCGACGACATCTGGATCGACGAGGGCGGCGAGCACGAGGGGGAGAAGGGCGAGGCGTTCCTCAAGGCCGTGCAGCCGCTGATGGACACCAGAGGCGAGCTGGCGCAGATGGTCGTGTCAGGGACGCCTGGTATAGCGCGCGCCGGCATGTTCTGGGAGCTGCTGCAGGACAGCTACAAGGGCGAGGACGAGGACCAGGGCGCGCTGGACTACAGCACCTCGGACATCGAGGCCGCCGAGCTGGACGCGCGCCCGTGGGACGAGCTGGACGAGGACGAGAAGGAGCGCGAGCGGGAGATCTGGCGGCGCGTGCACCCGGGCCCGTCGTCGCGCAAGCCGGACGGCTCGACGCTGACGAGCATCCGCACGCTCGAGCGCCGGCGCAAGAAGATGGGCGCCACCCAGTTCGCCCGGGAGTACCTGTGCGTCTGGCCCGCCGACGCGGCGACGTCCGCCGTCGACATGGACGCCTGGGCCGCTGCCGAGCGCCAGGCGCCCAGGAAGCCAGACAAGTACGCCTGGGCCTACGACGTCGCGCCGGACAGCTCGTCGGCCGCCGTGGCCGCCGCGTGGCGCGACGAGGACGGCAACGCGTGGGTCGAGATCATGGACCACCGCCTGGGCACGGACTGGCTGCCCGGGTTCATCGCGGCCGCCGCCAAGAAGCAGCGGGTCCCCATCGTGTGGGACGGCATCGGCGCGAACCACGAGCCGGCCGCGCGCCTGGACGCGATGAAGCCCCGGGTGCGGAACACGAGCCTGCACATGAAGCTCGGCGTCATCCCGGCCGAGGCGTCGTTCGTCCGCGAGCTCAACGCGGGCCGGATGCGGCACTCCGGGCAGTCGATGCTCACCACGGCCCTGGACGGCGCGTACTGGCGCCAGAGCGAGAACTTCCGGCTCTGGGGCCGCAAGCCCTCGGCGGGGGACATCACGCCCGCCGTGGCCGCCGCCCTGGCCCTGCACCGGTACGACACCGACGTCGCGCGCCGCGGGGTCGGCGGGGTGACGGGGATGTTCGACTAGGCCCGTTTGTAGAACCCCTACAACGCATGATGCGTGTTGACGGCTAATCGTGCCGATCGTTGGTACGATTCGCACATGGCCTTGTTCGACTTCATGAAGCTCGCTCGGTACGCGACCGAGCCGCAGTCGGCTGCCACCGGGTTCGTCTCCCCGATGAACCCGCCGAACGAGCTCACGAACGTGATCCTGAGCGACGTGTTCGGGCCGGTCGACGTCGACCCCGACAGCCCCATCACGCGCGCCGAGGCCATGACGGTCCCCGCGCTGATCCGGGCCCGCGGCATCCTGATGGTCATCGCCAGCCAGCCCCTGGTCGCGTACAAGGGCGCTGAGCGGCTCACCAGGCAGCCCGGGTGGCTCTCCCGCACCGACACCGCCGTGAGCCCCCAGGCCCGCATCGTCGCCACCATGGACGACCTGATCTTCTACGGCGAGGCCCTGTGGTTCCTGGCCCGCAACAGCGCCGGCCAGATCACGGACGCCGTGCGCATCCCGTTCGAGAAGTGGCGCGTGAAGACCGACGGCACGCTCGAGGTCAACATCGCGCCCGACCAGTGGGCCCCGGTCACGGACCCCAAGAGCGTGATCCACTTCCGCTCGTTCCAGGAGGGCCTGTGCACCATCGGTGCGCCGGCCATCCGGGCTGCCCGTGACATCCAGCGCTCGGTTTCGGCGCGAGCGAAGAACCCGGTGCCGATGCTCGACCTGCACATCACCGACGACGTCGAGCTCGACCCGGACGAGAAGGCCAAGATGCGCAGCGAGTGGACCGCCGCGCTGCGCACCCCCGACGGCTCGGTGGCGATCACGCCGCACAACGTCGAGGCGAACGTGCTCGGCGGCGAGGGCTCGGCCAACGACTTCCTGACGGCGGCCCGGAACAACTCCCGGCTCGACGTCGCGAACGTGCTCCAGCTGCCGGCATCGCTGCTCGAGGGTTCCACATCCACGGCATCGCTCACCTACTCCACGTCAGAGGGCAAGCGCTCCGAGCTCAAGGACTACGGCCTGTCGCTCTGGGCCGGGATCTTCGACGCTCGCCTGTCCATGGACGACGTGACCGCCGCGGGTACGCGCATCGCGTTCGACTTCTCCGACCTGACCGCCAACCCCGACGACGGCGTCACGCCGGCGCGAGAGGACTGACCATGCCCGAGACACTCCAGATCGAGGCAGGCGACCTGCACCTGTCCGGCGACCGGGTCCTGTCCGGCCTGCTGCTGCCGTTCGGCGAGACCGGGCGCACCACGCGCGGTCGCGTCAAGGTCAAGGCCGGCGCCGTCGCGGTCCCCACCGACCCCGACGTCGTGACCTACAACCTCGACCACGAGCGCAACCAGCCCGTCGGCCGCGCGACCCAGCTCACCACGACCCCCGCCGGGATCATGGCGTCGTTCTCCGTCGCCAAGACCCCCGAGGGCGACCTGCTGCTCGCCGAGGCCGTGTCCAATGAGCCCGGCAAGCGCAACCGCCTGTCCGCCGAGCTGGCCGACGTCGTCATCCGCGCCGGCGAGATCGTCTCGGCCCGCCTGTACGGCGCCGCGGCCGTCGTCGCCGGGGCGTTCCCGTCGGCCGGCATCCTCGCCGCCGACGCCGGAGACCTCCCGCCCGACACCGAGGTCATCGAGCCGCCCGACGAGATCACCGTCGGGGACATCACCTACACCCGCACGCCGAACACAGAGGAGAACGAGACCATGCCGGAGCCCACCGTCGAGGCCACCGACAACGCGACGGTGGACTTCTCCGCCGCGTTCGGTGACTTCCTCAAGACCCAGAACGAGAACAAGGACAAGGGGATCACCCCCGCGCAGGCGTTCAAGGCCATCGCCAGCGGCAACAAGAACGGCGACCTGCACGCCGCGCTCGCCTCCGTCACGCACGACGACGGGGACGACGACGGCGACGGCGTCGGCGAGATCGCCGCGGCGCCGGCATGGCTGGGCGAGGTCTACAAGAAGGCCCGCAAGCCCCGGAAGTTCTCGACCCTCATCACGGGCGACAGCCTGACCCACTACAAGGAGGTGGGGTACCGCGTCACCGGCGAGCCGACCGTCGCCGACTACGCAGGCAACCTCGCCGAGGTGCCCACCGGTGGCATGACGGTCGAGGCCGTGGACTACAAGGCCGAGCGCGTCGCCCACGGCGCCAACGTCGACCGGCGCTACTTCGACTTCAACGACTCGACCGCCATCCAGTCGTTCACCGAGGCGCAGATCCGCTCGTACGACAAGGTCATGGACGCCAAGGCCCTCGCCTTCATCCTGGCGAGCGCTGAGACCGAGACCGCTGGCGACTTCGTCGACGGCGTCAACCCCGGCATCACCGGCATCGTGGACGGCGCCCTCGCGCTGATCGACGACGACCTGACGCCGACTGCTGCGGTCGTCGGCCGGGGCCTGTACCGGTCGATCCTGCTCACCCCGAAGGACAAGGTGGCCGAGTACCTCACGCAGGCGTTCGGGCTCGAGGAGGGCGGCCTGTCCGGCTTCCGCATCGTGCCGTCTGCGGCGTCCGGTCTCGTCGGCAAGGTGGCCGTCCTGGACAAGAGCACCCTCCGTCTCAAGGAGCTCGGCGGCGGTGCCCCGGTCCGCGTCGAGGCCGAGTACGCCTCCAACGGTGGCCGCACCCTCGCGGTGTTCGGCTACTACTCCGAGCAGGTGCTGGAGGAGGGCGGCGTCCGTCTCGTCACGCCGCTGACCGAGGCTCCCGAGGAGGTCTGACCCACCAGGTGGCGCGGGGCTGACCTCGCGTCCCCCGCGCCACCGCCCACGGAAAGGGGCAACGCATGAGCTGGGTAACCACCGATCAGGCCGAGGCCCTGTGGGCGGACGCCGCGAACCTCGATCCCGAGGTGCTGGAGCTGCTGCTGGAGTCGGCGCACACCGACTGCGTGGCGTTCCTGCCCGACGGCGCGGACGACACCGCAGACGAGGACGTGCCCGCGAACTGGAAGCTCGCCGAGGTCTACCAGGCCCGGTCGCGCTACAACGCCGTACTCGCCGGCGGCGACAACCAGGTGGGCGACGACGGGCAGAGCATCACGGTCTTCCCGCTCGACTGGCAGGTCAAGCAGCTGCTGCGACCCAAGAAGGGCAGGCCGACGTTCGGATGAGCACCGCCGGCGACCACCTGCGCGCGATCCTGGCGGGCCTGCCCGACACGTTCGTGCTCAACACGATGACGCTCAACCCCGTGATCCCCACGGGCAAGCACGGCATCGTCTTCCACCGCGTCGGCCTGGCACCGGTGGAGAACCTCGCGGGCCGCTTCCGGGACACCACGTGGGCCATCGCGGTCATCAGCCCCATCACCGGGCCCGAGGCCGCCGGGGACCCGCTGGACGACGCGCTGGACGCCGTGCTGGACGTGCTGGAGGCCGAGCAGACCCTGCGCTGGACCACCGCGACGTTCGGCCCCTACAACGAGCGGCTCTGGTGCTACTCGGTCGAGGTCACGCTCTACAACGAGCTGGTCCCCGACGAGCCCGCCCCAGACCTGGGCGCCATGACCGTCACCCAGCTCAAGACCTACGCCACCGACCACGAGATCGACCTCGACGGCGCCCGGCTCAAGGCGGACATCGTCGCCACCATCGAAACCGCATTGGAGTAACCCATGGCCACCATCGCCGCATCACCGTTCGTCCTGCGCAACGTCCTGCTCACCATCGGCACCGACAACTACGAGGCGCACGTCTCGCAGGTCGAGTTCGTGCCGACCGCGTCGTCGGTCTCCTGGACCGGTCTCGCCAACAACACCGTCACCTCGACCACCACGGCGACGTGGGTAGCGAACCTGTCGTTCGCCCAGGACTGGGTCACGGCGAACTCGCTGTCGCAGTACCTGCTGGCCAACGAGGGCGAGGTCGTCGAGGTCACGTTCAAGCCGGCCGACGGTGGCCCGTCGTTCACCTCGGACGTGACGATCGCTCCGGGCGGCATCGGTGGCACGGCCGGGGCGTTCGCCGTCGGCACCGTGGCGCTGGGCTGCACCAAGCCCGTCCTCGTCCCGGCTGCGTGATCCCATGCTGAGCGTCGACGGCAACGACGAGCTCCGCGCCGTCGCGCTCGGCATGAAGGTCGTCGAGCGCGACGTCAAGAACGCGATCAACCGCGCCACGCGCGCCGAGCTCAAGCCGATCTGGCAGTCCGAGCTCGACGCCGCGATGGCCGGCACGAACACGTTCACCGGCCGCATCCTGCAGGGCTCGCGCGTCTCGCCCGGCAACCCGCCCACGCTCTACGCCGCGACCTCACGCCGCCCCATCGGCAAGAGCAAGCGACTCAACCCCGCGGAGCACTTCTACCTCGGCGAGTTCGGCGGCCGGGACAACCTCTACCGGCGCTACACGCGCAGGTCTGAGAACGGCGTTTCCCACACCGTCGAGCGGCGCACCAACACAGGTCTGCCGCAGCAGATCCGGAACGGGCGCGTCGTCTACCCGGCGGCCGCCGGAGCCGCACCCCGCCTGGCCGCCCTCTGGACGCAGGTGTTCGTCCGCACCGTGTACGAGGCATCCGAAGGTAAGATCCACTAACCAGCATCAAAGTGTGCTAAGGGGTGACAAGTGCCTATCAAGATCCCGATCGTCTCGGACGTGTCGCAGGCGATCCGCGGCGTGAAGGACCTCGGCGGCGAGTTCGACAAGGTCGCCGACTCCCTGGACGACGTCGTCGACGAGGCGAAGGACGCCGAGAAGGCCATCAAGGACTGGGGCTCGGCCGACTCCGCGGTCAAGGACCTGAACGACGGCGTGCAGGACGCGGCCACCGGTGCCGAGCGCCTGGAGAAGAAGTTCAAGGACGCGGCCGACGCCGTGCGCAAGATCGACGACAAGCCGGTCAAGGACGTCGACGACGCGTTCGACCGGGCCTCCGACGGCGCCGACGAGTTCAAGGACGAGTCCCGCTCCATCGCGCAGGAGACCGCGACGTCGTTCGACGGCACCGCGGACTCCATCGCCGACGTCTTCAAGGACCTCGCCGCCACCGCGTTCGCCGGGTTCGGCCCGGCCGGCCTGGTCGCGGGTGTCGCCGTCGCCGCGGGTATCGGCATCGCGCAGGCCAAGCTCGAGGAGATCGCGGAGAAGACGAACGAGGCGAAGGAGGCCGGCGCGGAGTGGGCGCAGTCGTTCAACTCGGCCGACGTGTCCACCAAGCTCTCCGCGCTGCGCGACCGGTGGGCCGAGCTCGGCTCGACCATCGTCGACTCCAAGGAATGGTACGAGCTCGGGCAGAAGGAGGCCGTCTCTGCGCTCGACCAGATCGGCGACGCCGCCGAGGACAACCGCGGCCTCGTGGTCGACTTCGTGGAGGCGTTCAACACCACCGACCCAGCCCGGCGCCTGGCCGCCCTGGAGGACGTGCTCGCCGACGTCGACCGCGACATCGAGAACCTGGGCCCGGCGTGGAAGGCGTCGCTCGGCGGCAACGATGCCGAGGAGGCGTACCTGCAGCGCCGCGAGGACCTGCGCGGCCTCAGGGAGCAGGTCGAGGAGCAGCTGGACGTCCAGGAGCAGGCGAACGAGGCCGAGCGGCTGTACGCCGAGGCCATGGGCGTCACGGTCGAGCAGTACCGCACCTACAACGAGCTGAGCGACGAGGCCAAGGACGCGATCGACAACGTCGCCGAGGGGCAGAAGGGTCTCGCCATCGAGACCGCGGACGCCAACGACGAGATCGCCGAGCAGAACGAGCTCACCCGTGACCTCATCGGGACCGAGCTGGACTGGCTGGACACCCTCGACGGCCTCAAGAAGCAGGTCGATGACAACGGCACGTCACTGTCCAAGAACACCGAGAAGGGCCGCGACAACATCCGCTACATCCTGGACGCGGTCGACAGCATCGACGACCTGTACGACGCCGTGCTGAAGGAGACCGGCTCCCAGGACGACGCGACCCGCGCGCGCGACAAGGCGACCGACGAACTCCTCCGCGAGGCCGAAGCCGCGGGGTTCTCCGAGGGCGAGATCCGCGACCTGATCGACCGCATCAACAAGATGCCGCGGTCCAAGACGACCGACCTCAAGGCCGACACCAACCCCGCGTCCAAGAGCATCCGCGACTTCATCAACTCGCGGCCGGCGGACGTGGGCATCGGCGTATACGCCGACACGGGACAGGCAGACGCCGACGTGGCGAACTGGCGCTACACGCAGCAGAGCATCCCGGTTCAAATCGGGCTAAGGGCGGTGTGACATGGCGACGATCACGAACACGTCGGATCAGGTGATCACACCGACCCTGGTGCTCGACTACGCGTACTCGCGCGCCTCACGCAACGTGGTGCTTGAGCCTCTGGGGTCGGAGTACCCCACGGTGTTCCTCAGGCCCGCACAGAGCCGCTCTGGCACCCTCTCGCTGCTGTTCTCCAGCGGCGCCACGGCCCGTGCGGCGGTGGCGTTCCTGACCGCGGCAGACCGGTT